CGGTGGGTTGACAATATTTCCCGCGGCGCCACCTGGGGGGGCGCCACGCCGGACATGCGCTTTTCCAGATCTTCGACGTGCGGCCACAGCGACTCGATCGCGTCCCAAGTTTTTTGGACGAAGTCCCAATCGCCTTTCGTCATGTGGCGCGCGAGTACCGTTTGCACGGCTTGGTCGTTCCACTTCTCACCGTCGAGCAATTTCTGATAGTTCGACTCGTTGCCCGTATTGAGCGCCATCGCGATTATTTCGCTCTTGAGCATGCGCGACGGCTGACCGGTACGAGAGTCGACCAACTCGGGGATGGTGTATCGAGTACCGAAATCACGCTTGACTTCGTCGGGGGTGCCGTTCGCGATATCGCGCAACTTGTTCGCCATCTCAACGTGCAGGTCGTTCTCGCGCGCACCCGCGTCGGCAATGCGGCGGAATACGACCCGATTGAATACACCGTTCGGGTCGTGCTGATCGAGCCAGTCAATAACCTGCTCCATCTTGAGCAGCGACGCGTCCATGTTGCGCACGGCGCTCTTGGCGCGCAGATACTTGGCGTTGACGCGGTCTAGCCCTCGACCGCCCTGCCCAGGATTGCGCACGTCGTCGCGCGGGCGTTGCGGCAGTTTAGCCGCTTGGGCCACAGCATCGTCGACGACAGCGTTGAATTCGCGCATGTCTTTCGCGTCGAGCAGCTTTTGCTTCATCCGGCCGAGGTGTTCGATGCTCTTGACCGAATCAACGAGCCCACGGAATGCCTCAAGCGACATGTCTTTGTAGTGGCCGCGCATCGCCTCGTTCAGCATCGCATCGGGGATAGCCGGGTCATACCCAGCTTCCCTTTGCTGCTGCACCCATTCGAGCAACGACGCGCGCTTGTCGAGGCTACGCGACGACACGCTGGTACGTAGATCGTAGCGGTCTAGCAACGCATCGATTTGTGCGAGGTAATCGCCCGATAGGCTATCGCGCACGCCGGGCTTGCTGAACTTCTTCAGGTAGTCGACGGCCTTGGTGATCTCGGTTTGCGCCGCCAGCGCGGTCTTTGCCAGCTGATTGTTCAGCAGTTGGTTGCGTTTCTGTTCGGCGATGACGTCGAGCTTCGCGCCCGCGGCGCGCGACTCGTCAGCGTACTTCGCGGCGCGCGCTTCGGCTGCGGCGTACTTAGACGGGTTGATGTCGCGCACGCGCGCCTGCGCGATCATCGTCTCGGCGACTTCCTTCGCGGCCCGCGTCAGTGCGCTTACCGGTCCGGTCGCCTTCGCGACGGCTTTCAATTCCGTCGCAATGAACCGTGCACGCACGTCATTATGAATCGCTTCGTTCGCCGCGCGGTTCATTGCTTCCGGCGATGTGATATCGCCATAGCGTTCAAGCATGCGCTGATCCGTTACAGCGTTGATAACGTCCTTTTTCGGCTGCGCATCCGCGATTGCGTCCAGCATCGTTTTAGCATCAGGGAAGCCAAACATTTCGGCCACCACTGCGGGGTCGGATTGTTCGGTCTTGCGGCTTTCTTTCAGCAAGAACTCTTGCGCCTGATATACCGGTTCGGCCGATATCTGCGCTGCGACTTCTTCTCGCGTTGCGCGGCGCTTTGCAGCTACGTCCTTAGAGACCTCACGCAGCGCACGCGATTTGGAGATCTCAAGAAAGCGCATATCGCGCAAGGTCCGGCGCGCCAATTCGTCGGATGCTGCGAGCGTCGCCTCATTGCCGAGTGCGTGGTACGCCGCGAACTCATCCGGCTTCATACCGGCTTCTTCGGGCGTGGCGAACATCGGCGCCATCGCGCGGGCGCTTTCCGCGTCGCGAATCGCTTCGTTGCTGGCGAGCAATCGATCGAACACGCCGCGCACTTCCGGCGACAGCTCTACGTTCAGGTTGCGCAGTGCGCGGTACACACTGACCATCCACGCGCGCACGCGCTGAAATACACCGCGCAGCGCTTCGCTCGGTGCTTTACCTTCGAACAGGTACGCTTCGAAGCCCCGCGCGAACTGTTCGTGCATTGCCCGTTTTTCGTCGAGCGTCATGCTGCGCCACGCTTCCGGTGTCGTACCAAGCCACGTCATGAGCGTCTTAAAATCATCCGTAACGCTCGATTGGCCTACTTCGCGCATCGATTTTGCTTCGGCGTCTCGGATCTCGAAGGGTGCGTACGGTGCCCGCTGCGCAGTGCCCGAGTCATCGAACGCCTTGCGCAAACGTGTATCGGTTTCGGGAAGATCAATATAGAACAGTTTGCCGGCGCTGCCTGACTTCGCCGCGTAGCCCTCGGCATACTTCCTGTCTTCGCTAATCCACCGGCTATTTGCACCTTCGAGATCTTGACCGCCGTGATAGAAGCGCACGTACCCTTGCGGCACGGCCGGTTCAAGTTGCGGCGAGCGCGACATGTGGTCGAGCATCTCAAGCTGGAAGTGCCCGAGCTCGTGCACGAACGTCGACAGGTCGGCGTCCTTGCCGAGTGTGAGCGTGGTCGGCGCGCTCGTGATGTCGTCGGCGAACGAGAGCCGGCCGCGCGCCTCTTGGTTCAGCGCATTCGCGCCGGTGACGTCGTCGGCAGTGATCCGCAGCGGGTACCGCTTGTACATCTCTTCCGGCGACACGCCGGCGCGCGCCGCCGCCGCCGTGTAAGCCTCGCGCGCGAGCGTCGCGTAAATCTGGTTCACGTCCGGGCGGAAGCGGTTCGCTTCAGTCAACTGGCGCATCAAATCATCGTGCACAGCCTGCGCCGACTGCCCGATCGTGTCGTCGTTCGCCTTATCGGCGGCAAAGCCCTCGGCCGCCTTTTGGAAATGTTCGACGCTCGATTGATAGAACGCGTTCGCCTGCTCGGCAGTCATGCCGTCCGGGTCAGTCTTGAGCTGCGGCAATAGCGCTTCCTGCATCGGACCGCCCGCAATGTGCGTGGCGAAATCCTCAACGGGGATCGATACGTCGCCACCCGTAGCGAGCGCCTCGGGCAGCTGCGCGGCGACGCGCGGCATCGTGGTTTGCACGTCATCGATCTTCAAGCCAGATTGCTCAAGTGCGTTCGCGAATGTCTTGGCGTCAACGAATACGTTTTGCACCGGGCCATTCTCGTTCGCCTGTGCGACGAACTGCTTGAAAGCGTCGGCGTCGCGCTCGCGCAGCTTCGAATCGCTCGCCGCCGCTGCTAGGTTTGACAGGTTGGCGTGATCGGTCGCAGCAATGTCGGCGCGCGCGGCGTCGGTGAGCCAACCGCCCGGCGCGCGGCCGGCGCCGGCCAGCGAGAAGAGCGTATTCAGCCCGTAGTTGAACACCTTGTCGGAGAGCGATCGACCATCCCAAGGCGTCTGCCCTTGGACCGCATCGAGCAAACCGTTCGTCGCGACCGCCCGCGCGATGCCTTGCGCGACAGTGTTGTCCGGCAGCAAGCGCCCCATCGCGCCGAACACGGCGCCCATTTCCGCGCCGCTGGCGCCGGCTCGCGCCAGCGCTGTAAGCGACGCGGTGGGATTGTTGGCATCAAGAGCCTGCCCGGTCGCCGTGATCGCGCTGGCGAGGCCTAGCGTCGACGCCTGACGCCCGACGTCGCGCGCGAGTGCCTTGGCAAACGATTCGGTCGCCGTATGTTCCAGTAGCGAGCCGCCGACGCGCTCGACCGCGCCTTCGGCGAGTTTAAGCGGCGCGCCGAGCATGAAGCCGGCAAGGTTGCCGACGCCGCTCGCGATCTCGCCGGCGGTTGTCTGCGCAGGCCCGTTCACATCGGGCGCGAGCCCGGCGAGCGACGAGTTCTCGAAGCCCTGCGCGAACTGCACAGGGATCTCCGACATACCGCCGACGGCTTGCCGCATATCGGACGCCGACATGCCCGTTTGCTGTCCGTATGCCTGAATGAATGCGCGCGCCGCACCCGCACCTTGTGCGTTGCCTTCGGACGGGCCGAGCCCGAGCAAGCCGCGCGCCCAATCGACAAGCCGCGTGCGGAACGACAACGGGGAATTGTCCGGCCGCAACTGCGGCAGCTCGGCATCCGCTCCGACCAATTGTGCTTGCTGCGGTACGTCGCCCGTCATTTGGGCGTTGGGACCGACGAGCGCTGTTTGTGGCGACGCGATCCATTGCCGCGGCATGGCAAATTGATAGGTCGCTTGCTCGACGTTTGACAGTGCGTGGACGTCGTCATGCGCCACGCGCGCATTGTCGAGCGACTGGTAAAACGCCGCGGTAGCTGGAAACTGCCGCGCCAGCCTATCGAAATCGATGTTTTGCAGGGTCGCGGTTTGTTTGACCTGATCCGGGTAAGCTCGCGCGCTCTCGATCGGTACGCCCGTTTGCTTGGCGACGCGCGATAGCTCGGCTTCCAGATCCGGGTTCGCGCCGAGCGCCATGCCGATATTCGACTGCGCGTTTTGTGCCGTGCTCGCCAGATACGACGCGACAGCGCCCGCGGCTTGCGGCGCTGGGGTAGCTGGCGTGGCTGGCGTAACGGTCGGCAACGGCAATGCCGCGAGCGGCGGTGCGCTCTGGATGAAGGGATTTGCAACAGAGCCGGTTACCGGTGCGGTGGTGTCAGCCATTATTGAGCGCTCAGTTTTTGTTGCGCGGTTTTCATCTGCCAATATGCGCCGAGCATTTGACCCGGCGTCGGGTTGGCCACACCGTGGGCGCGGAAGTCAGCGGTGAGCGTTGCGCGCACGTCGTCAGGGATATCGGCCGGGCGCATCGACATCATGTTCATCGTCGTATCGGGCCGCTGAATTGCCCACGGGCCGATGTTCAGCGTGTGACCAAACGTTACCGACTTGGTGAAAAGCTGGTCGATGTGATCGGCAATATCAGCCTCAGTGAACTTCTTGCCAGCTTCCTTTTGCGCGTCGAGCAGATCTTGCGTCACGAATTGACGAATTGCGCCGACGCGCGCCATCGTTTCAGGGTCGGCGCCGAAACCGGTGGCCTTCGGATAGGGGTTGATGCCCATCGACTGAAGGCGCTGCGTAAGCGTCTCGTTCATCGCGCGCAGGTTGATACTGCCCGGCGAGTTAGAACCGGTGTTGTTAATCAGGTCGGCGCGGATCTGCGACAAGTGTTTGAAGTCGTCGACCGAAAAATTCGGCGCTTGCGTCTGCCACTGATCGTTCGTCATCTGCGCCATCATCTTCGGCGACGTGATGAACGTTTGGTAGAGCGCGGTGTTGGTCGTGTTCGTCCCTTGCGAAATCTTGCGGGCGTAGTCGAGTACGTCGGGGATATCCACCGGGTTCAGTTTCGCGAGCGCGGTCGCGTCGAGCGCATTCACATTGCCCCGGTTTTGGTCGAGCACGCGATACACCGCCGCCTTGTTCGCGTCGTCGGCTTGCTTGATCGCGGCCGTCTGCTCGTCGTATTGCTGCCCGGCGAGCGTAACCGCCAATTGAATCCGCTCGGGTCGCCCCTGCAATGCGGGGTCGTTGCGCACGGCGTTGACGACGTCGAGTTTCGATGGGCGTTGCAGTGCCCCGGAATTCGAGTTCAACGCGGCCATGTTGCTCGCAACGTAGGCTTGCGTTTCCTGCGGCAAGTACGTGAGCCACGCCGCCGGCTTGCCGTCCTTCTGCGCCTGCGCGAGCGCGGTATCCAGCGTACCGGGCCCCGCGTTATAGGCCGCCCATGCTTTAGCCGGATCGCCGCCGTAATGGCCGAGCATCGCTTGCAGGTAGTCGCGGCCTACGCGGGCCCGTTCCTGTGGCGAGTCATTTTGTGCCGGCGTGACACCGAAACCAGGATTGCCGTTGGTTGTCGGCATGACCTGCATCACGCCCTGAGCGCCCTTCGGTGAAGTGACGGTCGAGCCGTCGGCGTTCGTTTCGTGGTTGCCCGACTCCGATTTCGCCGTGATCGCGACCATACGGTCGAACGGGCTATTCGAGAGCGCCGGACCTGCTTGCTGCATCACGTTGCCGACGACCTGCGCCGCAACCGTGTGGTCGGCGATCTGGTTCATCTGCCCGTTGATACGCAGGATATCGTCCGCGGTCATCTGCGATGCGTACTTCTGCATCAAGCCGTCGGCATACGTGACGTTGCCTTTTTGCAATGCGCCTTGAATCGCCATGCTCAGCGCGCCACTCTTGGCTTGGCGTTGCCCTGCTTCGATATCGACGGCAGCGAGCCCGTTTAACTTGCCATTGGCGTACACCGCGCCGTCGATCGCGTCGAGATTTTTCTGAATCCGATCCGGGTCGTTGTAGAAAAGGGCTGCGTCGTTTTGGGCGGTCTTGATCGTACCGTCGTTGACCGATCCCTGGTATGCCTTGAATTGCTGCCCTTCCCACTGCGTGGCCTGTCCGTGCAGCTGTGCGGCCATGTCCTGGGCCTGCATCGCGAACATGCGTTGCTGCGCGGGGTTCAACGTGGCCGATATGCTCGCAGCTTGGTCGTTTAGCTTCTGCGTGTACTCATCGGCAAGTGGCTGACCGCTCGGACGCTGCAACGCCGCAAGCCCGGTTTGATGCGTGAAGCCATCATTCGGGTCGTACGTGAGCGATTGCTGGTAGGTCTTGAGCTGGTTGACGGCGTCGTTCACGCGCACCTGATTGGCCATCGCGAGATGGTCTTCCATCAAGTTCGCCGCGGTCGTGCCGGCTTGCTCAAGTGCTTGACCGCTCTGCAATTGCTGCGCTGCGCCCTGACCGAGCAATGCCGGGCTCGCGACTGTACTTTGCTGCGGATCGGGTAGCGCGGTCGGGTCGACCCTTTGCGCGCCGTAAAGCGGAACTGTCGGCACGATCGGCCCCTTAGTTGAATGCGCCCTGCTTGCTCAGCCCGTACCAACTCGACGCGACGTTACCCGCACCGCCGAGCAAGGTGTTAAAGCCCGAACGTGAGCCGCTCAACCGATTTGCGCTGCTCGAAAGTATCTGAGCGTTGCTTGCGTCACTAGCAGCCTGATTGGCGTAGCCCCACGCTTGGCGCGCGGCGTTGGCTTGGATCGTGTTCGCGTCGAGCTCGCCCTGGTATTTCGTGCTCGCGAGAATATTGGCGGTCGAGCCCTGCGTAAGATCGAGCCCGTTTGCAGCCATCGTCGCGCGTTGCGTGCTCGTAAGGCTCCCGGTGTTTTGCATCGATTGCTGGGCCTTCTGCTGCCCTTGCAAGATTGCGTCCGATGCGTCCCAATTGGCGATCGTGGCGTTATTTTGCTGCGTTTGCGCCTGCATCTGTTCCGCTTCTTGGGTGGCGGCTGTTTGGCTGGCCGATGCCTGCGAGGACGATATCGCCCCTACGGCAGAGATAGCGAGCGGAATGGCGGCCATCCAGCACATGTCATTTCCCTATTTGGAAGCGGTAGAACGGCAACCCGTAAAGGCCGTACGGGACCGGGGTAGCATCGAAGTTAAAACCGAGCGCTCGCAGCCAGCGAATGCTTTTCTCGTTGCGCGCGTCGACGTAGTTTGTCAGGCCCGGGAATACAGACAGCATGCGGCGAATATATCGACGCCCTTGTCGGGTAAGTGAACTCGGTGCGCGCTCAAGCGCAGGTGTACCGAGCAACCACGGACAACCGACCCCGCCGAGCAGCGAGAAGGGAACCGCGCCGAATACGCCGGCCGGCACGCCGTCGATGTCGATCGCCCACACTAGCGCGCTCGATCGCGCGCAGCTGCTCAGCGCCTCGTGCATATCGAGCGCAGTGCATGCCTCGACTTCGAGTCGATCGGCATCGCGCAGGTTTGGCGCGATCGCGTCAATGTCGCCAAAGCGCAACTCGCGCACGATCAGGTTAGCCTCCAATCGATGCCTCGATGACGATGGACGACACAGTAATCGGTAGCGGGTCCGTTTGGCGCACGTAGACCTGCGCGTCATCGTTCCATTCGTCAGTGGGTTCGATCTCGATGACACCCGAAATCCATACAGGCGGCACGCCATAAGGCTCTGTCGTGCGCTGCTTGTACGGCACGAGATCGTCAAGCGAAACCCCGATCGACATGCCGGACGAGTTGCGCACGCGCAGCCATACGCGATTTACACTCTTTTGCCGCCCCTGACCGAAGGCCGGCATCTCGCACGAGAATGGGAGCGTTTGAAGGTCTGCGGTTATGGGGAGCCCAATCTGTATGGTGCTTGCGGCACGCTGCAACGTGACCGTTCCGTTTATGACGGTTTGCTGCGGCATCACGGCGCCGTCGCCGAGAATGCTCACCGTCTTGCCTTCCAAGTGGTCGAGGCCTGACACCGTTGTAGTGGCTGTGCCGCTATACGTCACACCGGCGTCGACAAAGAAGGCATCGGCTTGTGTTGCCATCTGGCGCGTGTGCATGCGTTCGATGTAGCGAACACTGCGCCCATTCACGGTGCGGCGCACGATCGCGTAGAGCACGTCCTCGGTGCCCTCCACCACGACGGCGATCGATTCGAATATGCCGTCGGTATCGTGGTGGTGCCACGCGCTGATTTGTTGCCGGGGTGAGTAGGTCAGCCCGAGCAAGTTGCCGTTTGAACTCACGCACCAAATGATCGGGTACGGCGAACGCGCGTATGCCATATCGACGATCGTGAGATAGTCGAAAAGGTGCGGCGCCATGAGCGAAATATCTTGCGAAATGTAGCCGTTGCTTTGCCATTGGTACGTCATTTCGCGCACGTGGCCGCCGCGGTTCGCTGCGTAGATCAGCGAGTAGTCGACGACTTGCGGCGTAACGTTGCTCGCACCAACATACGTTTGCGGCTTGATGGAGATCGTCGACGGCGTGAGTACGTCGTTCGTTCCACCCGATACCAACCATTCGGCGCTGTCGGTGAGCAGAATTAGCGACGCCATCGGCACGATATGTTGAATGCGATTCGACTCTCGCGCGGCGACGCGGAACTTGATGCCGTCGTCGTCCTTCGTCGGGATTGATGCCGTGAGATTGCTTTCGGTACCGCTGCGCGTGAACCACACATTTTGTGGTTGCGTAAGCGTGCTCGCGAACACCCGGCGCTGTTGCGCGTAGCTCACCGCGCCCGGGTAGTTCGTTACGCTTTGCAAGTCTGTCGTCGCCAGCGGTGGTGTGCGCGACGTATCCGCGGTGATGTTGTTGTCGTCGAACGTCGTGCCGTCCGTCTGCCCGATATAGCCATACAGGCCATTGGCTTGTTTGTAGACGTTGTATCGTACGGCGCCCGTTACCGCGGTCCACGCTTCGGTATTCTTCGCTCCCGGTAGCGTCAGGTCATTCGTGCAGCTCGCGCTTGCCGAGGCGATAGATTCTTCGAGCGTATCCTTCGCGATCGACGTGACGATATACGACGACGTGACATTGTTCGGGGTGCCGGTGCCTGCGTGCGCCGTCGCGGTGACGCCAGTCGGTGGAGAAAGCGTCGGATTGAAAACGATCGTGGCGTATTGCCAATTGGTCGCCCCGAGGCGTCGCAATTCAGCCGGTGGATAGCTTGCGTGCGTGAGTGTGAGCACGTCGGCCGATTGCACGAACTTGATGTCGAACAGATCGGTATCTGCGTACGGCGTGGCGATCTCGTACACACGCGCCACAGTCAACGCCACGCCAGAGCCGAGACGTGCTCCGAGGTCGATCGACACTCCGGCTAGATTCGTTATGCTGAAGGAATTGGTCGTAACGGCCGAGACAATGCCCCATACATTGCCCTGCGCGGACGTTATGAACACCCAATCGCCGCTTGCGTAACCGTGCGCCGTGACCGCCGCCGAGATCCCCGTCACCGTGCCCGTCTTCGAATTTTCAAGCAGCGTGCCCCCGTCCGTGTGGAATCGCACGTATTGATACCCGAATTCGAGGATCATCGTTTGCGTGGGGCTGAACGTGAAAGGCAGAATGCGCGATTGCTTCGCGCTGTATTTCGATTCGAGCACGTACCCAAAGCCCGGCCGGTTCTCGGCGGGGCCGTGCGGCAACGTGATGAAGTTCCGGCAGTTTGCTAGGCCGGTCTGAAATTGCGATAGATCGATGCGCCCGAACAATTCAGGCGTGATCTCGCCGGCGGCGAACGAGCGGCTTAGGGTGCGGACGTTTGGCATTATCGATTCGCGATCCAAGACGCTTGGCGTTGCGACTGCGCCGTCGACCGGCGGCGGTTATTCGCGTCGTTCGATTTAGCCGCAGCGAGGCTCGACATGTACCCGGACATCATTTGTCGCGCCATAGCCGCACCGGTGTCGCCCTTGACGACGGGGCCGGCGAGGTAGGCGGCGAGCAGCCACGCAACGGCATCGATGAACTGCGCGCTAAAGCGAGTCGTGTCGGTCACGCTGCGCACATAGCGCACTTGCGCCCCGGCCAGGTTGGTGTAGATCAGGCCCGTGCCGTCGCCGCGCGATTCGAGCTCATACGCTATCGGCTCGGGGTTGTAGACGTCGTCTTGCCAGTGCAACCCCGATTCAGGCAGTGGATTGAAGCACGGCGCGTTCGGGTCGATTAGATCGATGATGTTTCGGCAATCGTTCGGCGCGGCGTACACGTACAGCCAACCAGGCGGCGGGGTGTCCGTCAGCAAGGCGAGATTGGCGCGAACCGTGGCGAAACCCCACTCGTGCGATTCGAGCGTGACGTCGCGTGCGATTGGGTAGAAGCGCGCACAGTGGGTGGCCTGGGCGCTGCCTTCCGGCGGATCGATACTCGATACCGTCGCCTTATCGCCAAGGTGCCCGAGCGCCAAATTGCAAATGTCGACCTCGGATGCCATATCTACCCCTCAAATGAAAACGGGAACCGCGCGGCTCCCGTAGTTGCTCACCGATGCGTGCCGCTTAAACGAGATCGCTGGTGATGTCTTTGGCCGGCCCGGTTGCTGGGTTGTGCCCGGTGCTCATGTACTGGATACCAGGGCGCGGCGTGTTCTTATTCGGGATGGCCTTGCCATCCTTGCCGACACGCTCCATCCACGATTCGTGAAAGGCTTGCTCGTCCCGGATTTCGAACTCGTCGCCCGGTTCGCGATAGTGGCCGTACACGCCTGCTCGGGTTGCCTTTACCTTGATGCCCATGCTCTAAGCTCCGATTGATCGAGTAAGCCGGGCCGAAGCCCGGCGTCGCATTAGGCCGTGAAGCCCTTCGCGTAATCGACCGTGCCGTTGAGCGTTTGGAGATCTTCGACCAGACCGGCGGTGATCGTGCCGGCGGTGGCGTTCGAACCCGTCACGACGTATTTGAGCCCGACATAGCGCCGGAATTTTCCGTACGGCAAATCGAGCGCTACCGGCCGTGCCTTGGCGGTGAGCGACGCCACGGGAATCGCACCGCTGTCGTAATGCACGATCGGATTGACCGACAGCGCAGAATCGTCGGCCGAGACTAGTTGGATATTCAGCGACGTGAGCGTGGCGAACGCCGTGCCCACTTGCGCGAACAGGCTGATATCCTGCCCGTCGCCGATGCCCGACTTGGTGTTCTGACCGCCGGGCAACGTGTCGATGACGTTGGACGAATTCGCGGACGCGGTAATCGCTTGCGCATCCGAGAACAGGTTTTGCTGATCGATAATCATGGTGTGTTGATCCTGTTTCGTTTGAAGAGCGAGCCGGTCGCCCGGCCCGCGCTTTGCGCCGCGATTAGACGATGCGCGCTTCGGTTTCGAGCAGCGCGTCGACGATGCGGATCGGAATGCCCAAGAATTTCGTCGTGATCTGGCCTTGCGCTTCTTCGATCGAAAGCGCGTTCTGCGACTTGTTCATGGCTTGTCGGCGCAGCATCTTGCCGATCTTGCGCGTCACGTAGAACACGGGGCGCCCCATCCCGTTGCGCGGCAAGCGCGCCGTCATTTCGATCAGCAGATCCGGCAGCGCGATCGGCGACGTGCCGTTCACGCCCGGGAACGTCGGCGTAGTCGACGTAACCAGATCGGTCACGTTGATGTTGGCCGCGCGCACCGTGTAGCGCCAATCCTTGAGCGCGATGCCGCAATTCCATTCCCAGCGATCGGCCACGGCGCGGAAGCGGTTGTTGCTCGCGTCGAACGCGTCGATGGTCCCGAGATCCTCATGGATGATCCCGGCCTTCGAGCCCTTCGGGAAAATGCCTTGCAGCGTTTGCTCGCCCCACGTGCACAGCCAGATCGAGCAGTTGTTCGAACCCGTGCCGCCGCAATCGATGACGTTGTTGCCGTTGGCCGCGCCGGAGATCGCGCTGTAGCGCGTAGCGAGCCCGTTGAAGCGCTCGGCGTAGACCGTCGTGTCGCCGTAAAACAGCGTCGAGGCCATCGTTTCGTTCATCGCTTCCAGGAAAGCAGACGCTTCCGAGAGACGGAACGCAGCGCTGTTACCGTTGAGGTCGGCGACCTTCACGTCGATTTCGTTGCGCGCTTCCAGCATGCCGCACGCTTCATCGACTTGCGCGCGGGTCGACTTGCTCGCCGGCACACCGCCGTACAAACGGCGCCATACGACGGTCGGCAAGCCCGTACGCACCGTCGTACGGTGACCGGTCGGCAAGTTGCCTTCCTGCCACGTGGCGTCGAGCAGAATTTCGTTGGTCTGATTGAGCAACTCGACAACGTCGGCGGTATTGCCATTCGGGTCGAGCGACTTCGCTACGTCAAGCAGCGTGGGATTCTTGGTACCGAGCACGGCCATGTCTTAGCCCCTTATTTCTGGTTCGGGTAAAGGCGATTGGCGATCGGCGTATCTTCGCGGCTCTTCTGTGCCGCGGCGCCGGTCACGAGCCGCCCGTCTTCGCTGATTGCCTTGCCGACCTTTAAAAACGTCCGAATCACTTCGGGATGGTTTCCGAGGCCGCTGTCGTTCAGCAGCTTTTTGAACTCAGGGGTCGCGAATTGGTCGAGCGCCTTCTTGGCAGTACCGAGGTTCTCGTCGAGCTTGTCGCCGCCGATTTCCTTGTCGCCGCGCGTTTGGTTGGCCCATTCGGCAACCTGGGTGCGCTGTTGCTCGATCAGTTGATTCGTGAACGCTTGCGCCTGCTTGGCGCCAAGGTCCGCGATCTTCTGCGCGTTTTCCTGAGTCAAGCCGAGTTCTTTGGCGAGGCCCTTCAACTCATCCAACGCCGCGCCTTCGAGCTTCACGCCCTCGGGGACCTTGAATTCGTAATTGACCTCGGTGGGCTTATCGCCGTCCGGTTTGTCTCCGGCTGGCGCATTGCCGTCGCTCGGCTTTGCTTCCGTCGCCGTGCTCGCTGCGGGCGTGCCGTCGGGGTTCGCCGTCGGGGTCGTTGCTGCGGGCGTAGCGCTCGGTGCTGCTGTCGGTTGGCTCGGCGATGCTTCGGCGGGGGTTGCTGCCGTGCTGGTCGCTGTGGCCGGTGCTGCGTTGCCGTCTGCGGTCGTGTCAGGCATTTGCGTTGTCCTTCAACCTGGCGGCGCGGCTCTCTGCCGCGACACGCGCTTCGTTCACCATGTCCGCGTAAAGCTCGGCGCCGTTGCGGATCGTATGGATCTGCGCCAATAGCTTTAGGGCTATGCTGCGTTTCCCTTCGTAGAAGATCGACCAGTTCGTGTTTCCGTCGAACGACTGCTGGTACAGCCGCGCATCGCCGAGTAGGCGCCACACGAATCGACGGCCACGTTTGCCGCTCATGAGCCACGCGACGTCGTCTAACTCAAGCTGCTGCTCGAAGCGCGATTGCTCCGAAGCTTCGCGTCGACGTTCGTCGAGCGCGTGCAGGTCGGTAGGATTGAATTCGCTGGTGCTCATGCCCGCGTAATCTACGGGCGGCCTTGCGAGGTATGTGAACGGGCTAGGAGCCGTACAGGCGATTGGCGATGTCGTTCGTCGTGCGCGGCGCGTCATCGTCCGTCGTCGAGAGCGACATGTCGGTGATCTGCAAGGACAGGCTCGTGTCGGCACCATCCTGGTTCTGGTATTGGCTCGTGCTGCACACTTCGGCCTTGGCCTCGATGTAGAAAACCGCACCGACCTTCGGTAGATTCGCGGGGTCGATGCCGAGCTTGGTGAGGATGTCGTCGTCCAAGCAGATCGTGAGCCCGTACGGGTATTGCGGTTCTTCGCTCGCTTCGCCGAGCATCGATTCCGATTTCGCCTCGGCCGGCGTGAGCTTCATCGAGATCACTGCGCACCTCCTGTGTAGCCGGTGAGGCTCGACATGATGTCGGCCATCGAATTGCTCGCGCCGCCTTGCGTCGGCACTTGGCCGAGCGTCTTGGCGGTGTCGGCGCTTTGCTGCGCGGCGGCGGCGGCTTGTTGCATTTGCTGTTGCCGGGCGCGGGCCGCGCGCTGTTGATCGCGCACCGCGGGATCGACGTTGATCTGTGGATCGACGCCCTGCGCGTCCGAATAGACCTCATACCAACCGTCGGGATCGAAGTTATCGAGCACGGTCGGTTGGCCGCCGGTGGCGACTTGCATTTGCGCGATACCGCCGAGCGCCATCGTGAACTTGTCGATCGAGTTCGTGCCGACTTGCTTTTGCGCTTGCGCGAGGATCGATACGAACTCGACTTGCAACTGAATGCCCTGCAATTCCTGCGGCGGTGGCGGCAACAAGCCGGCCTCTACGAGCATGTCGAACGTCGCGTCGATCAGTGGGCGCAGCAGCTCGTCATGCAAGCGCTCGATCACCGGCCCGAGCATGAGCATTTTTTCCTCATGCAACTCGGCCACTTCCGTCGCCGTCATGTTCGGGTTGGTGTTGTTCGCGAGCATGAGGAACAGATCCTCATAGAACATGCTGCGAATGCGCTGGCGTACGTCCTGAATGTCTTCGAGCAGGTATTGCAGGTTGAGGTTGACCTCGTACAGCGTGCGAATGCCGCCCTGCGGCGACGCTGCATCGACGTAGGAGATCCCGCCCGGTAGCGTGTCGGTGTCATGGTTCTTGAGCGACGTCGGCGCTTGCAAGGGTGGATTGGTCATCTTGTCGATGCCCTGCGCCTTGCGTAGCTGCTCGTGCTGCAACTGGCGGATGTCGCCGAGCGCGTCCATCGCCGGCGAATTGCCGTAGATGTCGCCGCCGAACGTCGACCAACGCGGCGCGACGACGCGGAATTTCTTGAAGCCCGACACGCGCAGGATCGCGCGATTGCCACCGACGAACGCGCCTTGGTTGCTCGATTGCTGCGAATCGCTTGAGCCGCCTAGCTCGACGTAGGTCGATGTCCACGCCATGTTCGCGGCGTCGCTCTTGCTCGGGTCGCGGTCCTCATTCGGCTCGATGCAGTGGAGCACCGTGCGCCACACGTCGAGATTGCCGGTGTCGTAAAGGTTCTTCGTGTTGTCGCTGCAATTGTCGTAACCGAATTCCTTGACGAGTTGCGCGACCGTCTTTTGGAATTCGCGATAGACGGTGTCGACTTCGCCGCGGTAGTTCGTCGATATGCAGTACTCGCCCGCCGTAAGCGGGTACAGGCGAATCACGTCGTTGTAGTCGCTCATGATGATCGACACGGCCGTGCCGAACGCGCCGATCTCTTCGTACATCGAATGCAGCGAGCGATACGTGTTCGATCGATTGAACACGTCGAGGATCAACTTCGTCACGGCCGCACACCACAGCTTGACCGACTGCTTCTTGTTGAGCTCGTCGTAAGGCGTTTGGACCTTGATCCACGGGCGTGCCGGCGACGTAGCCCCGGCCATGAGCCCGGCGCCGAGCACGCGCAACGATTTCGTCGCCGTGTTATCGAAGATGCCTTGATTGCGCCGGTTGCCGCGGTTGCGATCGTCCACGAAGTAGCGGCCGGCGCGCGGCAGCAACACTTTCGTGATGTCCATGTACTCGCGGATCCACGACGAGCGCTCGTTACGCAGCGCATACCAGCGCTGCAAGATGCGCTCTATCGGCGTCGGTTGCGGGCGGGCATTGCCGCCAGCCTTCGCGGCCGGCTTGGCCGCCTCGACGTTGGTCTGATCGTCCGCGAGCAACGTTGCCATTTACGATCCGAGCAGGGTATTGGAGCCAAGGAGGCCACCCTTGCCAACGTTCAGCTTCGATTGATCGACGCCGCTTGCGCCGGTCAGCATGGTCGATGCCGGGCCCGAATTGATGCCGCCGCCCGGAGTTTGGGCTGCGCTTTGGAGCATGCCCACATCGGGCGATTTGCTGGCTTGGGGCGGCGGTGTCGGAGCAGCCGGTGCAGGTACGGCGGGCTGCTGTTGGCTCGTGAAAAGGTGAAGCGGGTCAAGCAAGCCCGATAGGCTGAATCCTGACAGGCACATAGCGGCCTCTATCCATAGGGGTTGTACTCTCGCCCGCTATTGGGCTTTTGGTAGGCGTAGGGATCGTATTCATGTCCGGCGGCGGTATGTGAACGTTGCAGGTCCGCGACCTTGGGCGTGTCGATGTTGGCGAGGATCACCGCGGACGCGTAGTCGGGCGATCGTTTGATGCGATCAATGATGTCCTCGCGCGATTCGACCTGGATCACCTTGCCGCGAAGCCGCCAGCGCGGCGCGCACAAATCCGCGAGCAAAAGCTGATCGTCCGGCAGCGCGATACCGTTGTTCGCGGTCGGGTCGAGCGCTTCGCGCATGCGCCACCACAACTCGCTACGTAGGTTGCCGAAGCCGAGCCGGCCCGACTTATCCATGCCGCGCGCTGCCTCGGCCACGTTCACGCCGACCGCCGGCAGGCCCGCATTGTTCAGGAAGTCATAGGGCGACGAGCCCACGCCGATCACGTCGATATGCAGCGGCGCGTTATCGCGCATCGCTGCGATCGTGTAGCCGGCAACGGTCGGGCCGTCCGGGCTTGCCGTGCCCGGGTACGTGATGAGCTTGTCGAACCACATGCCGTGGCGGCGCGAGATGACGGTCTTGTCCTTGCCGCCGCGCGCCACGTCCACACCGATCGAATCCATCGGCGGTTTGATGTCGAGATCGCGCCAGCGCGCCATTGCGATCTCTACCCACTTGGTCGGAATGACCTGCATTGCGTCGTCCTCCATGCCCGCTTCGAAATCGCCGTAGAGCATTTGCGAGCGCAGCGGTTCGGGCAACGCTTGCAGCGTCGACACGTAGCCGGTGCCGGTCAGATACGGGTTATCGGTCACGCGCGACGGAATGAACGTGCGCGACTTCGGAATCAGCAATTCGCCATTGCGCTCGAATGGCTCCGGGCCATCGACCTCGATGTCGTGCGCGAGCTTGCCTTCCATGTACGTGACGAACCATCGCAACTCGCCCGGCACGGCGCGCTTGCCCGCGTACTTCTTGTCGAGCCAGGGCGCAAAGAATTTTATGAGCCATCGCCCCTCAGCGGCCGACGGCGGGTTGAACGTGAGCAGCGTTTGGCATTTCTGGTTGGGTTCCGTCGTCCGGTTCCACGCCATGAGAAAGCGGATTTGAAACTCGGGGATCTCGGCCGCTTCGTCGTAGATGATCAGGTCGTGCGGGCGCCCGCGGTATTTCTGTTCGTCGCCCATATTCGGTACCGAGCCGAACTCGACTTGCACGTCGGGCAAGCGCCATATCGCGTCCTTCGAATTCCACCCGTCTCGGCCGCCGAGCAACTCGCCCATACGATCGACCATGCCCACGTGCTCGGTACCGTTCTTGCGGACAACGATGCACTTGCGATGCTGCGTGAGCGCTTTGCCTATTGCGAGGTCCGTCTTGCCGCCGCCGGCCGCGCCGCCGAATCCGATGACGTTGGCATCCGATCGGTACGCGATGGTTTGCGGGCCCGGTAGCGGGGTCCACAAGGGCGGCTCGTAGGTCGCGAGCAGCATGTCGACCTCGGCGCGCTCTTCGGGTGTCATGAAGGGCCGTAGCGCTTCGAGTTCAGCCGGGCTCATTGCTTTAGCTGAGTATCGACGTAGACCACCGTCTGGCGATGCGCCGCGTAGCTCCCTATCGTCCACACGCGCCGATACGGGAACCACGGTTTCACGTGGTCCCAATCGGCACTCAACGGGAACGAATGGATAAGGCGCCCACCGTAACGCCTATAGCAGATCGGCGCCATCGTCGTCCTGTTCGGCTTGCCGGCGGCGCGCGGCCTCGGCGATGGCGGTGAGTTTCGCCTGTCGTTGCTCGGGCGTGAGATTCAGGGATTCGTTGCCGGTGGTGACGTCGATCTTTTCGCCGTACTTCCTCGGTGACCACTTCGCGAGCAGCTTGAGCCGCGTTTCAACGCGCAGGCGCGAGCGGGAAATCCACTCGCTATTCGGTTGCTCGCCGCGGTCCGTCACGATCGTATCGTTCGCCGCGTTGTCGGCGATCTCGATCGTCTCTTCGGCGATGACGTCGAAACCACAATCCCTAGCGCGCGCGATGCGTGACGCGAAGTCGGGGTTGGCATCACGCCAACGGTACACCGAGCGGTAACTCGGCATGTGGGGGTCGCGCGTTATTGCGCGCAAAGTCTCGCCGCTAGCGATCCGCTCGCAAATTTCTTCGGCTAGTTCGGGGGTGTAGGAAGTGACGTTGCCCATACCCCAAATCGTGCTAGGGCATGGCTAACGTATGTGAACGGTCAGGCGGATCGATACCGGCTCGGGGTCTGTGCTCGGCGCTCATACCGGCAGATGTAGCAGACGAGCGTCTTGCTGATCTCAAACTTCTTCGCGATCTCCCCGTACGACATGCCGCCCTCATGCAAGCTGCGAATCAGCTCTACGGCATGGTCGGTTATCTTGGCGCGCTGGTGGTCCTGCCCCACTCGCAACCCTTTTTCGTTGACCCCTACTAACTTTCGCGACATTTTCGCCACCGTTAAACGCGTAAAAATTTGCAGTTTCATGGTTGCGTCGATAGCGTCGATAAAACCCGGTTTTCCTATTATTTTTTAAATCCTATATATGGGAAAAATATAGGAAAAAGGGCTATTTTTC